GGCCCCCCTCGCGCCGGGCCGACAAAGGCCCGAAAGGCAGCGGGACGAACCCAGGCCTGCCAGTCCTCCTTAGCACAAGTACTCATTGCGGAAGACCCTCACGAGTCACCGCAAACTTCCCCACTACGGCGGCACCAAATCCCGGGAATACACGAAACTCCGGGGGAACTACAAAGTAGTCCCCACGAATTTTAGAGAGATAGGCTTGCAAACCTTTCTCAATGTTCCGCGCCCGATCCGTAAGACGAGGGTAAGGGACCCTAGCATTCAAAGAATGAAGGACCTTATCCAAACCCAAGCTCACAGTCCGGGGGGTGATCAACCAAGACCTCGATTTTGGAAATCCCCTCGCGAGACAGAAAGCCGGACTAAGTCTGGCCTCCACCAAGCGAGTGAACTCCTCCAAGGAGGACCCTGGTGAGTCGCTGATCACCCTCTTTCCCGTCCAGAACTCGTCCCTCCACGCAGTACAGCTCTCCAGTACCCATGAATCCAAATCAGGAAAGCCCTGCTCTCCCTGACTGGACCATGGCCTCTGGAGCTGCAGCAGCAACAAAGCGCCAGCAGTACCTTGCGACATGCAAACCCGTAAGGCCCTGACCCAAAGGGGCCGAAGAGACCTAAAGGCCGCACGAAGCTCAGCACCGTCGGCTGGGAAGCCGCCGCCGCCAAACTCACGTGGAAGGTAGGGGTTGATACCACAAGCACGCATGAGGCGGAATTCCTCAGCGTAGACTTTGCGCGTTATCCAAGCGACTCCGGGAGCCCGGGACAAGCCCGGCCCCTTCACAAACGTAGGCTGCTCTGATGCCCTCTGCACCCTCGAGCTTCCCATGAGGGAACCTACGCTCGTCGAGTCATACCAAGATAACGCTTGGTTCTCAACCACGCAGAGGCGCTCAACTAAGCACCCAGCGAATCGCGAGAGCGTATCCTTGGACACACTCACGGATCCACCTGTAGCCTGCAGCCTATGGTTGTACAGTTCTGACTCCATAAAGGAGCCGACAGCGAGGAGATCATCACCCACTGTCCTCACCCTATCCGTGCCAAAAGAAGATCGAGCTAGCCAAAGGTTGAACAAGTTCAACAACGGCCAGCTCGGTCCTGCCCCCATAAGGGGGCACCCGTTGGTAACAAAGTCACCGTCAGGCCCCTCGACCCGCATAGGAGAGGTGAACACCTCCATAAACTGTTCGACGGACGAACCTCTTAACCCCTGGCCGCGACAAACGCCGCGAGCCATGCCCCTGATCAGGGGGCCCGGGATTAGGTCCGTCGCCCTCGAAAGGTCCGCCGATCTCACGTAATCATCGGACCCGACCGCCCACAAAGGAGAGATCGGATCCTCAAACGGATCGCAACGGTGGTCCTGCGCCAGAAGGCTAAGGAGCCACGCATTCAGGTACGTCCCGAGAAACGCGAGAGTAGAAGGGAGAGGAGTCACCACTCTCACCTTGTTCCCACGCTCTCGTACTAGTACCCTACGGACCACAGGCATCTCTGCGCCCCCGAGGTACCGTCGTGCATCCCAGATGCACGCGGCCAAAGCGAGTAAGTGCTCACGCTGGAGCTCCCACCCGTCTAAGGTGAAGCTCAGAGTCTCGCCATACTCCTTCTCCCAAAGAAAAAGGGTATTCGAAACCTGAACTCCAGGTACCTCGGAGCCCGGGAGGGGACTTAATCGAATCCGCGTCGGGTCAACGGCCCGCCAAGGCCTCACCCACGGACTAAGAAGCCCCACCAGAGACTGGAACTCTTCCTTAGGCAATACAAGGTCACGGAAAGCGTCACACACGCTTCGGACCTTCTCTCGCCATCCTCCGGCAGACACACGCGAATCGGACCCGGAGGCCGATCCATAAGAAACCCGACCAAGGCCGGGCTTCCCGTGAGCCCACCGTGCAGCAAACCTTCGAGACTCCCGAAGGAGAAAGGAAGGCACAGAGAAGGATCTGGTAAGGTCCTCTCTGTGCTGCTTCAACGCGGGACCCTCAGAAGAACTCAAAGGGTAAGGACCAGCTCTCCCGAAACGAGAAAGCTGAAACAAAATCTGCCGCTGGCGGCTGACAACAAAGCCGCGAAGAGACAGACTCCCGCGCAGATAGGATATAGAGGAAGGAACGGCCGAGACAGACTGCTGTCGCAGTTCACCCGACAGCTCCTTGGCGCTCGCATCATCGTGCACCCTCGCAAGAAGGCGCACTAGCGAAGCCACAGCCGCACGAACATGACGCCCGTGCGGAGGTCCCCCATCAAGGATAGTTGGAATGGCAACCGGGTACGCTAGGACGAGAGCGCGCAAAAGCGCCTCCTGCCAAGCCTTCGCCCGGTCACCAGTATGCAGCTTACCAACTGCATGCGGTGCCGCCGATTTCAACTGGCGCAACAGAGGGGAAGACGACACATTCCCCGGCCGCGACTGGGTGATTCCAGTCCTGCCGCGCCTCCAGGCCTGCCTGCCTGGGGTGACTCTGCGCCCGAGTGCGGATCGACTCGGACGTCTCAATGAAGAGACACGTTTCCGCATTCC